CTCCCTTACAGGAGGTTAATAGTTAGGCCTCTCTCCATTACCCCGGAGATGACTTGGTTTTCAAGGTTTCGGCTGTGCAGATAAGTTCACTTGCTCATAGAACATTTTCAGGACAATCTGTCCGTGGTTGCGATGTCTTTCGGTCTTGCGATCGTAAAACATTGCCCCAAGGGCAGGGTCAGGAATATGGTCTATAGGCAAAACTTCGACGTATGGATCGGTAAGCTTGAATAATTCATCTTGGACCACCGAAAGGTGACCTAGGATGATTATCCCCGCCAACGATACCGGGTGTTTGGTCTGAGAGACCCAATGAAGGATGCGTTTTGAGACCGCATCGCCCTCAGAGGCCTTCAGCTCGTCTAAGATGAGTTTACGAATGAATTCGTTTCTCTTCTTATTCCCAGTCATGAAAGTGTTCTCTAGCTTAGCCATCATATGGTGGATTGCCGCTGAGTTGTAGGATTTAATCCACCCTACAGCTTCAGAGGAAAAGACACACCAAGGATACCCCGTAAGGGCTTCTTTGATGGTCTCGAATCCAAGTATGATGGAAAGATGGGACTGGCCCTTCTTTGTCAAGAAGGTAAACAGTCCCGGGACATAAAGCTCAAATCCAGGGAAGTTGACCTTCCATCTCTTCTTCAGAAACGAAAGCAGAGGAGGAATCATGTATAATGATTCCTTCGCCGCAAGTAAGATATCTGGAGGGAGACCAGTCAGTTCATCCTCTCCAAGGAAAATGCGTTTCGCAAATTCCCCAAAGGGGGGATGACCTGAAAGACTGACAAGAGACTTATGTTCGGAAACGGTAACTCCGATTTCGGACAGAATGCTTTTGTAAGCATCTGCAACCTTCTGATTCATTATCACGAGGTCATCACCTAAAATCATATATTCGGAGAAGAATAAATCCTTCGCCGCATATTTGACAATAAAGTGATGTGTCAGTGCAAACACTCCCCAGGAACTTAAAGCACCTAGGGGTTGCCCCACCGCCCAACGGATTAATTTTCCGTCTGGAGTCACGAAATCTCGGTCACATAGCACTTTGGCCCAATCCTCTCCCACTTGTTCTCCAAACAGAAGTTTTACGACTTCTTTCTGGATGGACACGGGGAAGCGATCGGTCGCCGAAGAAAGATCAAATGAGGCACAGTACCCGGTACGATTGGCTAGCTCGATAACTCGAGCAAACCCATCCTCCTGGTTATATGTCGAATCTGTCTTCTTCTTGCGTAGAATATCCATGACAGTGTCATGGATCCACACCAAGGCGTTTTGCGACCAGAAATCGATGATGGCGATGTTACGTGTCTTCCCACCTCCTTCTGAGATCATTGAGATCTTAGAGAGGATGGGAACACGTTTCGTCTCTAAAGGCGATGCCTTTAGATCGGCCATCTGCTCTGAGTAGACATACTCAGCAGGGGGGACTGCTTTTACAAGCAATCTTTGCAAGGACAGACGAAAGTCCTCCGGAGCTCTACTAACGGCGAGTGAATCCCAATGTGAGTTTCTCACAGCGGGACCATTCGGTCCGTTCTTAGAGCTCAGGTAGGCTCCGTACTCCTCTTGTTTCTGTTCATTAGGTGTGATTATACCCGTCTGGAACAACTTATCATGTTTGACAAACTCGATAAAGTTGGGTATGAAACTACTTACATCCTTACCGGGGCTAGTGATAGCCTTTACGTCAAGGACTGGAGGTAACCTCAGTACTCTGTATACGTTAAGTATACTCATACCGAGGCGTTTCATGATGGGAGTTCCCGTTAGCAGGGGAACAAGGACCTTTAGGTCCTTGGGAACCTGCGAACCAGGAACAACCTTCCTCCACGGGATAGGATCGAATCCAATACCGAACGCAAGCGATCGACCTACCAATTGGTAGCCTTTCGCAAGTTCGATACAGGATTTGACTCCTCTACATTCGATCTCCTTGCGGAGAACGGATGTATAAGCGTCGAAGGGAAGAAGCAAATCAGGCACTTGGAAACCACAGAAAACCAAGAGCGACCTAACGGTCGTTAATAGTAATCTGATCGACTTTAAACGGTCGATAAACGTTTCTAAAGGTCTATTTATTCTTTCATTCATTGGCTATAAAGTCAATGGGTGATGCTCTCGCTGCTTACGCAGGTGCCAAACAGTCTAGGGTAGACAACCCTGGACATTAACCGCCGTGAG